TGTACCAGCAAGGATTATGCCTACTGGTGGATAGATAAAACCTGCACCGATGCTAATGCCCAAAGCCCCTAGCACTTGAAGTGTCGTTGCCATGACCGCCTTAGATAAAGAATTGTGGGACAAGCTGTTCAGATTCTACTCTACCAACAGTTGCCCTATCAAAGGCTATTACAGCAGCGACAGCAGCGTCAATCTTTCTTGGTGAGCCTCTGTTATCTTTTACAATCCTTGGGCCGATCCTGTCTATCTTGACAACTGCGTTGCTTAGGTGTCGCTCAAGCAGTGGGTCGCCATCATGGATCATGGTCTGCTCGGTTACTGAGGTGTAGAACTTGCCACAGGCACTGACCATTCGACTTGGGCTAGTAGAAGGGAACTCGATAACAGGTAAGCCCATTTCTAGCATTGCATCCATCGAGCGTTGCCAGCGATAAGGGTCACAGGCAATCTCTTTTACATTGTGAGTTGAGCAGAATTGGATGATTTTATCTTCGACTTCTTGGGTGTTTACACGCCAATCATCGGTGTCCTCGGGTTGCTTTTCCCAAGTGTGAATCATAAACAGGTAAGGCTTTTCATCCTCTTTAGGGATAGTGCAACCGACTAAGGCTGTGCAGTCACCATTGAATGAGCCGTCAAAGCCAATGATTATGTCGTCATCAGGTAGCAATTCACGCTCCTCAGACAAGGGTTGCCAGGTGCCGTTAGGTAGCCAAGCGTTCATCGAGCTTACCCATTGGTTCAATCTCTTGGTTCTAAACTCTGGCTCAGGTGTGGTTCGGACAGCACTCTCAAAGTCATCAGCAGAAACGATGTCACCAAATCCAGGATTGGCAGTCTGCCAAACAAGTGGATCACGATGATCAGCTTCCTCGGATGCAGCCCACCAAGCCATAAAGAAAGTTGGGTCAACCTGCTCACCCGAAGCTACTCGCTTGCCGTATTGGTATTGGTTATAAGCGATAGAGTCTTGACCTGTCATGTCTGTCTTTTGACCTGCTGTCGCGGCTGTAATAGCCTTTGATAGGGCAACTGTTGGTAGAGTAGAATCTGAACAGCTTGTCCCACAATTCTTTATCTAAGGCGGTCATGGCAACCATACTTCAAGTGCTAGGGGCTTTGGGCATTAGCATCGGTGCAGGTTTTATCTATCCACCAGTAGGCATAATCCTTGCTGGTACATTTGCACTCTTATTTGGCTTGGCTCTCGAAAGGAAATAACCAATGCTCAACAATCTTTTCGAGTCCAGAGCTGTAAGCTTCCAGACCATCTGGGGTACAGGTGGCGACATTGAAGTCTTGAATCAATCAGGAACAGTGGTTAACCCTGAAACTGTATTTAGAGTCAACGCAATCTTTTCAGCAGTCAGTCTTATTTCTGACACGATCTCAACCCTGCCAGTTGATTCTTACATTCGCCGCGATGGTGCTCGCTTTGCTTTTAGACCAAGACCAGCTTGGGTACAGCAGCCAGATGTTGACACAACCAAGGAAGCCTTTTATGGATCGCTGATTGTTTCCATGTTGCTCGATGGCAACGGCTTTGTCCGAGTCTTTAGAGATGGTGCTGGCCGCGTAGTAAACATGACAGTTCTAAACCCAGCCAAGGTAGAGATTCGCAAAGACAAGGTTGGTGGCGTTACCTATGTTTACGAGGGTGAAGGCAAGCCACTAAACAAAAACGAACTCATGCACATCCCAGATGTTGTCCGACCAGGTGAAACCAGAGGCATCTCAAGAGTCACAGCACTCAAGGATAACTTTGGACTCGCGCTCGCGCTAGAGTCATACGCTGCTAGATTCTTTGGTCAAGGTGCAAGCACTCAAGGAATTATCGAGTTCCCTGGCAACCTAACACCTGAGCAAGCTAAGCAACTTGTTGACGGCTTCGATGCAAGACACAAAGGATTTAGAAAGAGCCACAAGACAGGCGTTCTATCTGGTGGAGCTAAGTATGTAAACACCTCAGTCGAAAACGACAAGGCACAGTTTATTGACTCACGCAGAATGGCTGTTGAGGATGTCGCAAGAGCGTTCAACATCCCACCTCACCTGCTAGGACTACCAGGAACCAACACCTACTCAAGCGTTGAGCAAAACAACATCGCCTTTGTGACTCACACACTTAGACCAATCGTTCAGAAACTAGAGTCAGCCTTTACACCTTTGATGGCCAACGAGCCTGGTGGAACTACTGCCTTTATCAAGTTCACACTTGACGGCTTACTACGAGGCGATGCCAACTCACGCTTTACCGCTTACAGTACTGGACTTCAGGCTGGATACTTGACGATCAACGACATCCGCAGACTTGAGGACTTGCCACCTGTTGATGGTGGAGAGATTATTCGAGTGCCACTAGCCAGCGTGAACATTGACGCAGCCGAACTGGTAGCCACAGACAAGCGAGTAAACATGGCTCAGAAACTTGTCAACTCAGGTTATGACCCTGCTGATGTGCTGGCTGTTATGGGCTTGCCACCAATCCTTCACACCGGCTTGCCAACAGTCCAACTTCAAGGTATCGCTCAGGTTAACCCAGAGGATCCACAAGCGGCTTACGAGGTCTAATGTCAATCACAACTGGACAAATGAGCGTTACCACAACAAGGGCGCAACTAGACGGAACAAGTGAGAATCCTTTCAGAATAGTAATACATAATTCAGGCACTAATGCTGTTTATATCGGTAATGCCGAAGTCACAAAAGACAATGGATTGAACATACACACAAATTCAACTCTTACACTTGAGTTGCCACCATTGACCGCTTTATTTGCTGTTGCTGCTTCTGGGACACATGAAGTCAGTTGGATGAGGATAGCCTAACAATGCCCTATTTCATTACTCAAACCAATCCTGACTGCCCTAACTGGGCTGTTGAGAAAGAGGATGGCGAGCTAATCGGTTGCCATGACTCAAAAGAATCTGCCATTGACCAAGCTGTTGCTATCAGTATTGATGAAGATACAGAGTTTGTAGGCGAGCGAGCTGCTATCGGTTCACTAGCTATTGATGACTATGTATCTTGGGCACCGCTTGATCCGAGAGTTGCTGCTCAGATTGTTATGGTCGAGGGCCAGCTTGCTGTCGTTAGATTGTTTGAGTATGAGGATGGCATCTTTGAGCCAAGCGACAAGCTCATGGTTATCAATGTATTCCTGCTCGAAAAAATACCAACCCCAAAGATGATTGCTTTTGAGATTGAGGAAATTGAGGAAGTTGATGAGCCAGAGGATGAAGGCGAAGCAAACCTGCCTGACAATTACAGACCAGCTTTATCTGAGGATGTCCCAGAGGGTAGAGCCTGTGGCAACTGTTTCTTTTACGATGAGTCACGCCTAAACGCCGATGGTGATAAAGCCTGGTGTGAGCGTTGGGATGCCTTTGTTGATGGTGGCTACTATTGCAACGCTTGGCAACCAGCAGAGGAAGGCAGAGCTGCCCCAGATGCACTTTCAATCGGTGACTCAGTATCTTGGAACTCATCAGGTGGTCGAGCTACTGGCAAGGTTGTCAGGATTCAGCGCAATGGCAGAATCAATGTCCCAGACAGCGACTTTACAATTACCGGCACAGAGGATGACCCTGCTGCCCTGATTAGGGTTTACCAAGAAACCGATGAGGGTTGGGTGGCAACTGATGTCCTAGTCGGTCACAAGTTCAGCACCCTAACCAAACTTGATGACTTACAAGAGGCAAGAGCAATAAACCAAGTAGCCCCTGCTTACATGAGAGCAGCAGCTCGGCGTGGACTTGAGTATTACGAGCAAGGTCTTGCTGGTGACGGCGTAACACCTGGCACTATTCGCGAAGCTAGGGAGATGGCTGAAGGTCGAGTCAGCGATGACAAGTGGATTAGAACCGCTGCTTGGATTGCTCGCCACCTAGTTGACCTTGACTCACCAGATGCAAACCCAGACTCTGATAATTATCCATCTGCCGGTGTGGTCGCACACTTGCTTTGGGGATCAGGGCCAACCAAGCGAGCAGCACAAAGAACCCAAGACTACGCTGATTCAGTAGTTGCTAGAATCAGAGCAGAGGAAACTAACAGCATGGACAAGAAAAACAAGTGGCTTGATGTAGCTAGAGCAATCCAGCTAAAGATTGACGGCCCCCAGCCAGAATCTAAAGAGCCAGAGGTAAGAACCAACAGCGTTGACTTTGAGGTCAGGGCTGAGGGTGACGGCATGACCTTCACAGGATACGCCTCAGTTTTCAACAGCCCATCCGAGGATTTAGGTGGTTTCATTGAGTATGTTGCGCCAGGTGCTTTCAAGCGTTCTTTACAATCTCGCAACGAGGTCAAGCTTCTTTGGAACCATGACTCAGGTGAGCCTTTGGCTTCCCTAAGAGGTGGCACTATGCAACTGGTCGAGGATAGCCGAGGTCTAAAAGTGACGGCTACGCTTCCACAAACAACAAGGGGCAGGGATGTGGCAGAGCTTTTGAGAACCAAGGTTATTGACACCATGAGCTTTGGCTTCAATGTCATCAGAGATTCTTGGTCATCAGATGGCAAGACACGCACACTAGAGTCAGTCAGATTATTCGAAGTCAGCGTGGTTTCGTTTGCCGCCTATCCAGCAACAACCGCACAGGTTAGATCAGCACAGCCAACCATCAACCCTGATGAACTAGCAGATGCCCTGCTCAAGCTAGAGTCAGGCGAGGAACTTGACGACAAGAGTGCAGAGCTAATCACTGATGTTGTTGCCAAGCTAAAGGCACAGCCAGAGATTCAGGAAGTAATTGACAACGGCCTTGACCTGCTAGACCTAAAGAAAAAGCAGTTTGACCTTCTATTGAAAAGGATCTAATCATGGCAAGCAAAGATGACATCAAGAGAGCTATCCTAAAAGTTGCCGGCAACCCATCAGTAGGCGTAATAGCCGATTTAGCTGATGACTTAGCTAAAGCAGTATGGGAGCTCGACAACACAAACTCATACAACCCAGCCAAAGAAGCAAGGGTTGTTGACAGTAAAGAAACCAGATAGAGTTTCTTTAGCCCCAGCTCAACCCCCTTTCTGAGCTGGGGTTTTCTTTTGCCTATAAACTTGAACCTAACAGTTGAGTGTAAGCACCGCTGTCTGTTGAGTGTCAGCACCGCAGGAAACCCATAACCCATTTATTTATAGGAGAATCATGTCCGACTTTATCAAGTCACAGACAGATGCCCGCAACAACCTAATCGCACAGGCAAGAGAAGTTCTTGACTTTGCACAGGCTGAAAAGCGTGGACTATCTGCTGAGGAAAACCAAAAGATTGCTCGTATCGAGGCTGACATTGATCAGGCTGACACAGCTATCGAAACTGCTCGCAAGATTGCAGACCGCGAGGCTCGCGCATCTGAGGCAGCATCATCATTCGCACCATCAATGCCAGCACAGTCAAACTCTGACGCTGACATCCTTCGCGCAATCGCTTCTGGCGAAATGCGTGGATACGACTTCGCTCGCGAGGCTCGTACTCTAGTACCAAGCTCGAACACTGTTGGGCAATCTTTTTTCGACAGAGTATTTGAGATTGCTCAGCTAGTTGGCCCAATGCTAACTGTGTCTGAGGTCTTGAACACACAGAGTGGAGAAAATCTAGTAATTCCGACTGTTACCGCGACTTCAACCGCTGGTTCAGTAGCAGCAGCAGGAACTATCTCTGAGTCCAACCCAACATTCTCCTCAATCACCCTTGGTGCTGAGAAGTATGGTGCTTTGGTTCAGGTTGCTCAGGAACTTGTTACTGACGCTGGATTTAACATCACCCAGTACATTGCTCAGAACCTTGGAACTTCCTTGGGTCTCCAGGCTAACTCCGTTCTAACCACAAAGCTATCCGCAGCCGCTGGCTCAGTAGTAACTGGTGGAACCGGTGTTGGTGGAGCAGCTTCATACGAGAACCTGATTGACCTTGTTTATGGAATCGCAGACGGCGCAAGAGTATTGCCAGGTCTAGGTTTCCAGATGAGCAAGTCAGGTATCGCAGCAGCTCGCAAGCTAAAGGATGGCGCAGGAAACTACATCTGGACAAACTCAGCAGTTCCTGGTCAGCCAGCAACCTTGCTTGGTTACCCAGTATATGAAAATCCGGCCGTGGCGTCAGTGGGCACCGGAACCAAGAGCGTGCTCTTTGGACACCAGCCGTCATTTGTTGTCAGGGTCGCCGGTGGAATCCGCGTTGACCAGTCAGCAGATTACGCATTCAACACAGACACAATCACCTACCGAGGCCTAATCCGTCTTGATGGTGGACTAACCCACGCATCTCACATAGGATATTTCAAGGGGGGCGCGAGCTAAAAACTCGCTTCCAACTGGAAATTCAAGGAACCCCTCAGGGCTTAGGCTCTGGGGGGTTTCCTTTTTGATCTAAACAATCTCCATTCCATAATCGTCAGTTGCCTTTTTTGACTGTTGCAAGACTTACAAGCTGGTACAAGATTGCCAATAGAATCTGTGCCGCCCCTGCTAATAGCAACAACATGGTCAATGGTTATCAACTCTAGTGATCCGCAGTAAAAGCAAGGGCCTTGACTAAGCCTGATTAGTTCTTTCTTAGCTATTGCAAACACACCATTGGCTTTACGCCTAGCGTTTCTTCGCCTAGTGTCGGCAGCTATGGCTTGCTTGTTTCTCTTTTTAGAGATGCTTTGATATTGCTTGAACTTATCTGGATTTGCCTTTTGCCAAGCAGCAGCATAAGCCTTACGCTTTTCTTTGTTTTTTTGATAATTGTTTTGTTGCTCAACTTTTATCTGACTTGCTCTTTTGACTCTTTGAATAGCCCTAGCTTGTCTATGGCAGATTAGGCATTGAGAATAAAAGCCATCAGAAGTTTTGCGATGTATGCCGAACTCAGATGTCGGCTTTAGTTGCTTGCACTTGCTACAAGCCTTATACTCGGTGATGTTGGACTCCTTACTTAGTCTGACCACGCCCCTGGATGTTTCTGCATCGCAGGGGTCTTTTACTAGCTTACCAGCCACCAAGTAAACTGATAGGGATGGGGGTCACAGAGCGTAGGACTGTGGCCCCTGTCTTTTTTTGCTATTGTTTATGTATGCCTACAAATAAAGAGAAACTGACTGGAGCTGTAAGCGTCTGGTCTAATAGCTACAACGCCCCAACCGGATACGGCCAACAGGTCACAATGCTGGTTGACCGACTCAAGCGAGCAAGCCTAGATGTGGCGATGCTTTCTAACTATGGACTTGAGGGAATCCCAAGCGTAATCAATACGCCTTATGGCAAAGTGCCACATTACCCACGAGGAATAGACCAATACTCAAACGACTCTGGCCCACAGGATCACAAGACCTTCATAGCTGACAAGGATAAGCCCAACCTACTTATCAGCCTTTACGATGTTTGGGTAATGAGATCAAAGCAGTATGACGACTTTCCAATCGCTGCTTGGGTTCCACTTGACCATGTGACTTTGCCACCAGGTGTCGAGAAGTTTCTAACTAAAGAAAATGTCACGCCAGTTGCGATGTCACCTCATGGCGTTAGACAACTAACAGCCAAGGGCATTGAGTGTGAGTACGCACCTCACGCGATTGACACCAAGGTTTACAAGCCAACCTACAAAATCGGCAAGCACGACATAAACGAGTATCTAGGTCTAACACCTGAAACCTTTATGGTTGGTGTGGTTGCTGCTAACAAGGCAGGTGGTCTAGTTCACCGCAAAGCCTATGGCGAGCTAATCCTTGCCTTTAGTTTGTTTGCCAAAGATAAGCCTGATGCTGTGTTGTATCTGCACACTGACGCATTTGGTTTATCAGGTGGCTGGAACTTGCTCAATATCCTTGCATCGCTGGGAGTAAAGAAAGAGCAGGTCATCTTTCCAAACCCACAAGACTACCGATTTGGTCTAGCTCAGTCTGACCTTGCTGCTCTTTATACAAGGATGGATGTCCTGCTAGCACCTAGCTTGGGTGAAGGCTTTGGCGTTCCATCGGTTGAGGCTCAAGCCTGTGGCACTAGGGTTATCGGTTCCAACTGGGCAGCTACTCCCGATCTAGTAAGCCCTGACTCTTGGCTAACCGATGGACAGCTATCTTGGGATGCCGGTCAAGACGCTTGGTGGATGACACCGAATGTATCTAGCTTGGTCAATGCGCTAGAGGAAGCCTACAAAGCAGAGCGTGGCCCATCACAGGTTGCGATTGACTTTGCTAGCCAGTTCGAGGTTGAGAAGGTTTGGGATGAGAGCTGGATTCCAATCCTAAAGAAGCTACTGTGATTGCCTGGGTGTCACACCACTTACCGATTGACGGCAAGCTAATCGGTGGAGCTGAGATGAGCGATGACACCTTGCTCAAAGACCCACCAGTCGAGCTAGACATCATTACGCCTGACAGGTGGAAAGAAGCCATGGCTTACGACCAGGTAATTATTACCGGCACAGACTTACTATCGCCCTACGCTATGAATCAGTTAGCTCGCAAGAAACCTGTGGTGGCAGTTCGCCACTTACAGACACAAACCCTTGAACGATCTATGCTCATCAACTCAGCCAAGGTCTTGATAGCCCAGACACCGAGGCACTTGGAGCTAGAGCTATCTTGGACATCACCCAAGAAAGCCACTTGGATACTTTCCTCACTTGACCCGACTGAGATGAGTATCAGGCCAAAGGAAAACTTTGCTTTATGGGCAGCAAGGATGCACCAACAGAAAGGGCCAGTTGAGGCACAGGCTTGGGCAAATGAGCAAGGGATTCCGCTGGTAATGATGACCGACAAGCCAAGGGCTGAGGTGCTAGAAACAATGAGCAGGGCCAAGCACTTTGTCCTATTGCCTAACGGCTTTGATGGCGAACCAAGGGTAATCATTGAGGCAGTGCTCTCAGGTTGCGAGGTTCACACTAACGACCATGCCGGCATTACCTCAGTTCCAAACTGGCGCGACCCTGCCGTATTGACTGACCTAATCACCAAGTCAAAGGAATTGTTTTGGGAAACAGCTCTGGGCTAACCATCGGGATTGGTGTCAGCTTATTCGGCACAGCCTACAACGAGTTCATGCCTCAATGGTGGGCTGGTGTCGAGAGCCTAAACAGACAACCTGATGCAATCGTTATCTGCCATGACAGCCAAAACAAAGACTATGTTGAATCGCTTATCCCAGATGAATACAAGGCAATCACTCGACCAATAGAGATGGAAGGTGAGTTTGCTGACTTCATGCTGGCTATCCAGTCCAAGCAGACTACCGATTGGATTTCAGTTTGTAATGTTGATGACCACTATCTGCCTGGTGCCTTTGATGAGCTAGAGCAAGCAGATCAAGAAGGCTGTGACATTTACATTGACAAGTTACAGATAAAGCACAACGGCTCAATTATGGAAGGTCGCTGGATACCTGAGAAGCTACCCTACGAGATGACCTGCCCAGGTGCTGCACCTATCAAGCGAGAGCTGTTTGAGCGAACAGGTGGACACACCAAAGGTGCTATCTACGATGACTGGGAGCTTTACATTCGGTGTGTTGTCGCAGGTGCCAAACCCTTTCACGCTTCGACTATTAGAATTGTCCATGACTTAGGTTATGGCAGGGTCACAATGAGTGGCGTTGGTAGGCCAGCATCAAATGACCAAATAGGTTTTGCACACATCGCTAAAGTTAGGCAAGAGCTAGGCTTTTAGAGCGTATCTAGCAAGCAGTAGAATAGGAATTATCATGGCTATAACTCAAGGTTACGCTTCACTAAATCAAGTCAAAGCAGCACTTCGGATAACCGACAGCGTTGATGACGCTTTGCTAGAGATGGCAATCGAGTCGGGCTCTCGCGCTATTGACGGATACACCAACCGCGCCTTCTCAGCTCTGGGCACAGCTACCAGAATCTTTACCCCAATGGATTACTTACAAGTTGAGATTGACGATCTAATCACCTTGACAGACCTCAAAACTAAGTCAGATGATGACGGAACTTTTGACCAAACTTGGACTGCCAACGACTACCAGCTTGAGCCACTAAACGGCAGAGTTGACGGCTTGCCTACTTCATACACACACATCCGGGCTGTTGGAGATTACCTATTCACCCAATGGGAAGGCGAGGCAACTGTTCAGGTCACCGGTACTTGGGGATGGGCCGCAGTCCCAATCGCTGTAACCCAAGCCTGTGTGATTCAGTCCAGCCGAATCTACAAGCGACTAGACAGCCCTCTAGGTGTGGCTGGTATCTCTGACATTGGAATCATGCGAGTCAGCAACCAACTTGACCCAGATGTCGCCCAGCTCGTGAGCGCATACCGCAGAATTAGGTTTGCATAGTGGCACTTATCAGCCAGCTAAGAACAGCGATTGCTACCAACCTTGGCACAATCGCTGGGTTACGCACTAGCGCAGAAATGCCTGATAACCCCAACCCACCAATAGCCTTAGTCAGGCCAACGAGCGTGGACTATAACCAAGCCTTCAATAAGGGTCTTACGCTTTACAAGTTCTCTGTTGTTGTCGTTGTCGGTAGAGTAGCCGAGAAGTATGCACAGAGATCACTTGATGCTTTCTGCTCTAGCACTGGAGCCTCAAGTATCAAGAACGCAG